GACCTGTAAGTCCAGTTGCACCAATTGGACCAGTTGGGCCTTGAATGTTACCAACGTTGTCCCACTCTGAGTTAACTCTGTCCCAGACGTAAAGAACACCATTTACTAAATAACCATCTCCAGGTTGCCCTGAAGGTTGCGCAGCTTGTAACGCTGCTAATGAATTGTATGAGCCAAGAATGTTGACGCCAACACCAGCAGCGCCCGTTGCTCCTGTTGCACCAGTTGCTCCTGCAGCACCTGTTGAACCTGTAGGACCAGTTGCGCCGTTAGCTCCTGTAGCACCTGTAGCACCTGTGGGACCGGTTACTGTGGAAGCAGCACCTGTTGCTCCTGTAGGTCCTGTAACACCTTGAATACCTTGTGCGCCTTGAGCGCCGACTGTTCCTTGCGGACCAGTTGGTCCTACTGTTCCTTGTGGGCCTGTCGCACCGGTAGGACCTGTTGAACCGGTTGGGCCTGTTACACCTTGTGCACCTGTAGGTCCAAGAAACGGACCGACGTTAACCCACGCTGATGTAGTTGCACTCCACACATAAAGATTGGTAGCAACTATGTATCCGTCACCGACTGAGCCTGTTGGACGCGCTGCTTGAAGAGCTCCTAAGGTTGAATAAGAGCCAAGAACACGAATACCAGAGCCTGATGGGCCTGTAGGTCCGACTGGACCAATTGGTCCACGTGGCATTGGAGGAAGCTCTGTTGAGTCTGCTACAGGAGACGCGCTGCTTAGCTCTACACTAAGATCTAGCGCAGTATTTCCGCTAGGGATAAAGACAAAGAATCTTTGTGGTTTTACACCATATAATCTTACGTTTACTTCATATGCCCAGCCGACAGGCGAAAGATTTGGGTTATTTGTCGTTGGAAGAGTTACTGAGAAGGAACCGCTGGCATTTAGCGTTGCAATTATTGCGCCTGGAACTATGACAGAGTCGTTTAGATCTACTACAGTTGCTGTTGGAGTGAAGGTTACTCTTCCACGAGCAGGTACGCCGCGACCAGTAAGGTATGTCCCCGTTACAACACGAGTAACGACATCATTACCATAGCTCATTGCAACTCCATTCCACGTAATGGAAGTCAGGTATATTTACCTTACTAATACTAACAAATCCTACAACTGTTGAGGTGGACTTGGAACTCCAAAACCAATGGTTGGACCAGACGTGGTTAGTTTACCACGGTCAGAATCTTCTTCTTCTGGCTCGCTGTAAGCTCCCATTGCTGCGTATGCGGCAGCTCCTATCCAATGCTGTTCTGCGTCGGTCGAGCTGGTAGCTTGCACTAGTTCTGCGGCAGACATCATTGCTGCAACTGTAGTTGCGGGCAATACGTCATCAAGATCAAGTATCCCAGCCCACACAATACCAATGCGGGTTATCTCGTCGGACTGCTCGTACTCTGGCTTGGTGACCTTGTCCTCCGCCTCGCGTAGTACTCTCTTTCTTGGATCCTTGTGCGGGCGACGGTTTCTTATCAAGTACGCACCATCGCCTCTCTTGCTATGCGGGTATCACACTCACGTCGAGACGCGGATCATGATTTTCACCGACAACTAGTGTAAGTATTCCTGGATTAGATTCTAAGCCACGTCGATCTCGATACCAGGCTGAACCAGGGTCAACTGTTGGGCACTGAGCCCAGAAGCGAGAACCAACATCCATACTTCTAAAGTTATGGTAGTGCCCCGATAGCCAAACGTCACAACCGCCAAGTGCGGTCTGCCCAGCTGCCTGTTCTGACAGATACTTAACTACATCCTTACCAGTTTGATGTCCGTGGAATAAGCCAATCATAGTTCCGCAGACCTCCACAGCCAGGGTCTGGTGACTCTTAGCAGGGTATCTAAACTCGATGTGAGATAGATTTTCGTTCTCTGCACACGCATCTTGTACCGCGCTTGCGATTTCAGTGTTCCAACCTTCTGCTGGATCTAATGAGAATTGTCGACTTACCTCGTCGTGATTTCCATTTACTACCGCAACTACTATGCGGCTTACCAATGGTGAAAACGCCTTGATCTGCGCCATAAGAAGTCTACGGCCAACTCGCGTCTGCTCTGTAAGACCAAGATCAGATGCGGAGTGGCTTTGAAGACGCCCACCCTGAGATACGTTTCCTTCAACGTGATCTCCAAGTAGCGCGATAACAACCGTATCAATCTCACGGCCAACTTTTCTTAAGTCATGTAGTCGTTGAACTGCACCGTCGGTTGCGGTAAGAATTCTTTGAATAGTCTGCTCCGTGCCTTGGTCCCCTTGTTTCTTACCAATCTGTTGGTCGCTTGGGGCAAACACGAACGCAAGGTTGCCAGGCTTTTTCTCAATCTTTTTGGGCTTCCACTTGCGTATATCCTCAATTAGGGACTGAATATCGGCCTTATCCTGCAATCCTTGTGCGACAGGGACTAGGTTAACTCGAGCAGAGTGTAGCCACTCTTCATCGTAGCGTTGCCATCGAGAGCGGCGGACTGAGGTGACAATCCACTCGTCGGGATTAAGGTCAAACTCTTTTAAGATGTCTACCGCGTCTGGCGGCATGACCTTTGGAGTTGATATGGCATATCCGCCTTCTTCATCAATCTCCATGCGAGGACGCCATTCTTCAGGCGTCTTTGTGTGGCGTATATCAGACCCAGATCTTCCTGGGACGGAGAACTTGTCTGCTAGAGTCATTTCCTAAGGCTTTACCTTGGGGTTACTGCCGAAGCAGCGACAGTCACCACGACGATGTTTTGTTATCGCCGGTGTTCCCACGTCGTAGCCTTCGTCTCGAAGGGCCGCCGCGATCTGTGTATTTGGCCAGCGCCCTGGAGTTCCGTAGGGAACTTCTAAAGTCTTGATTAACTGAGCCTTGTCTTCCTTTGAAAGCTGATCTCCGGCGATAAGGCTACCAATCTTACAAGGGAGCCCTGCACCATTGCCTGTTACCTTTGATAACCGTTCAGCGAGTGACATATGTATCCTTATTAAGTAGACGCCATAGCGTAGCATAAACTATATACGTATAGTAAACACTTAAGGAAATTATAAACTATAAAGTATCTAAAGTAACGCTCAACTGTACACTATTGAAGACTATCTTTTTTTAATAAAAAGCGCACATAACTGTGCCACAGAGTAGACTTACCCTGTTTAGTATAATTATTAGAGCGCTGAGGTAACTGCTTCTACTTATGCAGTTTTAAGCGGTGCTAGTCTTCCTTATCAAATGTTTTAAGAGCAAAGCTAGTAGCAGCGCGCGGTTTTCTTCTTCTTGCTGGTGCAGATTCTGGGGCTTGCCCGATTAAAGTTAACAATATATCTTTCATAAGTCGTACTTCTGTCGCTGTCTCAACGGCTATCTGATGAGTTAGCCCTACCTCGTCTGCTAGTGAGTCGCCACCGTTCTTCCACAGTTGGTGCTCTACTCGCGACATTCGCTCTGATACTGTGCGACCTTCTCCGTCCAACGCCAGGGCCTGGTCGATTCGAGTAGCAATACGGTATATTGACACTATTCCGCCAAGTATTACAGCTAGTCCACCCATTATGGCGGCAATGGTAATGATTGCTTCTTGCGGCATTACAGGTGTCCTTTACGGCAGTGGGTAAGAATAATTGTAATCATAAAATTGGTATGTTTGTTTGTTTACATGAGCGGTAGATACCCGTTATAGTTGATCTATCACAAATTCCGCAAATTATACAAAACTGCTTCTGCATTAAGAAATGCCTCTAAAAGCGTTATGTACTAGGGTTTTTGTCAGTATTGAAAGGGAGAGCATGCAGCAGACGCAACGACGTATGAGTATAAGAAACGTAGCTTTAACTTACGGAATACCTGCTCGAACTGTTTCTCGTGCAGTTGACTCCGGCGACTTACCAGCAGTATTAACTACAACTGAGACTGGAAGAGAACGCGCCTACATTTCTACAGATGACGCAGAACGCTGGTTTGCTACCCTTCTTGTAACAAGTAAGACACAGGGGTAATATGACAACTTGGGATTCAGCGCTGGGTCGTCTTCAACCTGCGGCAGTGTGGTACGCATCACAGGGATGGAAGATTCTTCCATGTTACGGAATTATTGGCGGGCGATGCACTTGCAGCAGCCCACACGCTGAACCTAAGGATGTAGGCAAGCACCCATCTATCCCCGAGTGGAATACTCGCGCGACATCAGATCTTGAGACAATTAACAGCTGGTACACCCAGGCACCTGAAAACAACATTGGTGTTCACTGCCAAGCTTCTGGTTTCTTTGTTATCGACATTGATCCACGTTCTGATGGCCCTGCCTCTTTTGAGAAGTTTGAGGCGCTACTTGACGGAGCTCTTCCTCCAACAGTTGAGGCTGTCACTGGAAACTACTCATACAAGAATGGGCAAGCTCGTGGACGTCACTTGTTCTATAAGTGCGATGACAACGAAGGACTCGTTGGTAACTTAAAGAAAAACGGACTTAACGGAATTGACATTAAGCACAACGGCTATGTTCTTATTGCGCCGTCACGTCACTTCTCTGGCAATTGTTACGAGTGGGTTCCAGGCAAAGCGCCTTGGGAAATTGAAATGGCGCAGGCGCCTGAAGAGCTTTTATCAGTTCTACGTAAGAGACAACGCCGTGGCGGAACTGCTTTAGGTGAAGCTGAGTGGGGCTGGCTTGACGGATTAGACTTTGGCGGCGAGAGAGTTGACATTGAGAAACTTCTTGAAGAAGGAATTGATGAAGGCTCACGCGCAGTAGACATATTCCGTATGGCTTGTGCTCTTGCTAACAAGTTCCCGGTGCAAACTGAGGCTGGCCGTCTTGCAGTTGAAACAATGATGATTCGCTTTAACGCTGAAAAGGTACGTCCTCCTCTTGAGCTTGAAGGCCAAGGCGGGCTGTTGATGCACGTTCGACGTGCTATCACTTTTGTTATTGAAAATCCAAAAACAGACCGCATGTGGCCAGGTCTTACAGAGTGGGCACAAAAATCGCAACAAGAATCACAGGCAAAAGTTGTAGCAAAGAAAAATGGCGAACAGCCTGCTGCATCAGTAGATACTCGTTCTCACGGGTTGAATGAAAACAGTCATCTGCCAGGCACTGTTGGTGGAAGTATTAGCGCTGGTATTCATGACGGCGATTCTGTTCGTGACGCGTCTAATCTTTCTAACATTGATGTACCAGGTGACGCAGATGCCATCGGCGAGAACGAAGGCGGAGAACCTGGAAAAAGAACGTTAACTGATACAGGTAATGGTCGTCGACTTGTCGATGCGTTTGGCCCTGCAGTTCGCTACACTCCAGGCCTGGGTTGGTTTCACTGGGATGGCAACTATTGGAAGCCTGATGTTGAAAACCTTGAAATGCGTGAGCTTACAAAGAAACTTGCGCCAATCATTGCTAGTGAGGTAGTAAACTACGAAGACCCTGACAAGCAAGGTGAAGTAATTAAATGGGCACAGCAAGCAAAATCAAACTCTAGACTTGCCGGTGCGATTGAATCTGCTACGTCTGATCCGCGTATTCTTGTTGGCGTGGAAAACTGGGACAGTGATGAACACCTTCTTGGTGTCATAAACGGCGTTATAGATCTTCGCACCGGCGAGCTACTGAAAGGGCGACCTGATCTTTACATCACGCGTCGTGCACCAGTAGCTTACACTCAAGGAATGCGCAACATCCGTTGGGAACAGTTTATTGACTTCGCAACTGGTGGAGATAAGGAATTACAGGACTGGCTTCAGCGTGCAGCGGGCTTCTCGCTAACTGGCTTACGCACGCACGATGTAATGTTCTTAGTATACGGCCCTTCAGGCTCTGGTAAAAATACATTTGTTGAAGCTCTTGTAAAGTGTCTTGGAACACAACAATACGCCTGGCCACTTGACTCGTCAATCCTTGCACAAAACGATGGAAACTCAAGCGGATCAGATCTCTATCACTGGGCTGAGCTACGCGGACGCCGTATGGTATGGGTCGATGAGTTGCCAGACGGCGAGCGCATGAAGGAAAACGCAGTTAAGAAATTAACTGGTTCTTCTGAAATCTCTGCTCGTTCACCTGGAGAGAAACCTTTTACATTTCAATCACGTGCAAAACTATGGGTTACTACAAACCACAGACCTATCATTACTGACGACGCAATGTGGCGTCGTATTAGACCAATTCCTTGGTCAAAGGTTCCAGAATCTCCAGACCCAGAGTTAAAGGCTTACATATTTGATCCTGAAGGTGCATTGCCTGCTGTTCTTTCTTGGGCAGTTGAGGGCGCAATTAAACTTCTAGGGTCAAGCGCACGCGACTCACTTGGCTGGTGTGCTGCTGTATCAGAGGCTGCAGACATGTACCGTAAGAACGAAGACCGAATTGGTATCTTCTTAAATGAAGAAACTAAGGAGTCTGAAGGCGCGCGTCTGCCAGTTAAGGCTCTATACGCTGTGTATCGTCTGTGGAGTGAAGAACGTGGCGAACGTGCGATGACGCAGATCGCCTTCCAGAGAAAGATATCAGACCGTGGTCACGATATTACTGGTTTAGGTTCAAGAGCAGAGATAGTCGGTAGAGTACTTATACCACGCGCTGTTCCTACTGGAGATGTCGACTGGGCAACTGCTACGCGTTTTGCGAGAGGGTAGAAAACACATATGGGAGAACAGAGTGCAGAGGCATGGCAGATGCCTTGGAGTCAGATGTCTCAGATTCGCTTAGAAATCGAATCAGAGATTCGCAGTAAAATATCCAACGAGATATCTGCCTACTCAGCATTTGCCTTAGAACGTGGAATATCAAACTACTTTATTAGCGGACTAGACGTGGCAGCTAATATAGCGTTATCTGGCCCGCCACAAGAAGAAAGACAACAGGAGGATAAAGAAAATGAATGAAGAAATCATAGACGCAGAGATCATCAGCGAGAACGCTGAAGGTGTAACTGTAATTCGCAACGAGGACATTGTTGAAAGCGTAGAGCATGGAATGAGCAGGATGTACCTAAGTGGTCCAATGACTGGAATTCCTAACTACAACCACGAACTTTTTGATAAAGTTGCAAAAGAGTTTAGGGATGCTAATTTTGCAGTGTGTAGCCCTGCCGAGTTTTTTGATGGCGACTTAACAAAAGAGCGCAAGGAGTACATGCGTGAAGCTGTTAAGTACCTACTTGAGGCTGACACGATTGTTCTGCTGCCAGGCTGGGAAGAAAGCAAGGGTGCTCGTCTTGAGGCTGCAATTGCTACCGAACTAGATTTAATCGTTGTTGAGTATGTAGAAAATGATGAGCAGGCTGCAAAGCTGCCTCCGGTAGGAGGGATGCTTACCTCGCTAGATAGGCAGCATGAAGTTATGCTTACACCGATAGATGAGAATGGTGACGAAATATCCGCGCCGTTGAGTGCCTTTACCGCTGTAGAAGAAAAATAAGAAACACCCAAGAATACGCCAAAGTACAACAAAAAGGTATATAGTACAAACAGGATCAACTACGTACTTGGGAGAGACACGTAAATCCCGGAGGGCCTGAGAGATCAGGCCCTTCTTCTATTTATTACCTTTTAAGAAGTTAAGAGTTTTACGAATAGTTGATCCGTGCCAATTTCCACCCAAAGCAGTTGGAATGTTTTGAGCATTTAATTGACGAGCTATTTCATGATATGAAACACCTTTATCTCGCAGTTCTGTGATGATCTTTATAGCATCTTCTGAGATCTTACTTTTAGGGCCAAGATCAACTCCCCAGTTTTGCCCTGTCTCACGGCGATACTTGTGAACTGACTTCTGTCTTTCTGAGATGATAGATCTCTCCATTTCAGCAAGAGCAGACATAATTGTCACGACAAAGCGTCCTTGATAAGTTGATGTATCAAGATTAAGGTCTAGCATTACTAGACGCCAACCCTTCTGATTTGCTCTGTCAACAATGTTTAAGAAGTCCTTTGTGGAACGTGCGAGCCGGTCTACACGGGTAACAATCAGCGCCGAGGCTGTTCCATTATCTAATCTACTAAGTGCGCCAAGCAGGGCAGGGCGACCTTTAATTGACTTGCCAGAGCGTCCTTCCTCGCGAACAAGTTCCATCTCGGTGTAGCCTGCAAACGTAGCTGCTGCCCGAAGTTCCCTCTCCTGAGCGTCCAAAGACATGCCATCTGAGGCCTGCATTTGGGTTGAAACGCGTGCATAAAGTAGTGCTATCCCTGCTGTCATAAATTCTCCATATTCATCAAATTCCGCATGAATGTACAATTCTTTACCCGTAAAACTAGTGTACACCCTTTTGGTTAAACGTGTATGATTATAGCAGGCTTTTTAGCGCATATATGCTCGAAACAC